GCTTTGTCTGGGGTGGCCAATATGCGATTGATAAGATAAGCGGCGTTGACGATTTCCTGCCAGGACAGCATCATTTGACGCTTGCCCACGTCAGTGGAGGGGTTGGCCGTCATCAGTGCGTTCAACGAAGCCCGTACCTTGTCATCGATTCGATCAACATAGGACTCAGACTTGGCTGGGTCGGTGCTGTTTTTCACTGCTTCTTTGGTTTTCAACGTGGGAATGGCACTGATATTGGGTACCTCATTACCAGTGAGTTGACTCAATAATTGGGAAATCAAAACGCTGGCCGACATGGCTAATTGCCGTCGGTCTATCTTGGTAAAATCAGCCACCCCGGTCACACCCGTGGCTGGATCGCGTGTTTTGCCCATAACTTGGCTCACTGTGCTGGGCCATTTTTTGACTATCTCATTGGCTATGCGTACCCGGGCTGCTTTGGTTTCAGGCGGTGGTTCAGGCTGATCAAACCATTCCTTGCCACCGGGTTTATCCACCCCGGTCCACATGGACATGAGATCTCGGCCCACACCGCGGGCAAAGTTACCCCAGTTAAATCCAACTGGAGCAGTGACTTCAAATATCTTCATGCGTTCTCCTTACCGAACGTGCGAATTTGCCTAGATCTTTGTTGCGTATGGCGTTGAGTAGCTTTCTCGTGAGATTTTCAGCTTGCTCGGGAGAATATTCGGATTCGATCTGCTCGATGAGCCGGATGGCGCTGTGTATGACGTTGTTGGCCCGGGATTCTATCACCAAACGGCGGTCTCGTTCCACATACATACCATCTAGTTCTTCCAGTAAACTGCGCGTTCGTTTTTGCATATTTTTACGCCTTTGGATTATTTAGCGCGGTCGGGGTCTGAATAAATATCAAATACTGCAAGGATCACCGATGACTAGCCAGATCAACCCCAACAACATTGATGGAAATTACCCCGTAGCCGGCATCAGCAACAACAGCCAGGGCATGCGGGACAATTTCACCAATACCAAAACCAATTTCCAATACGCCGCCGACGAGATATCAGAACTGCAAACCAACGGCGTATTCAAGGCCGCTCTGGCAGGTACTACCCTGGACAACAACATGGCGGATAACCTGATCTATGCGGTAAAACTCCAGGATGTGAGCTGGACACAGATACCCATCGCTGCCACAGCAGGATCAGTGACCATAGACTACTCCGCGGCCCAATATCAAAGCCTGCAGCCCACGGGCAGCGTTGGTCTGGGCTTTGCCAACTGGCCTGCTTCGGGATCTGCGGGATCTTTCCAATTGTCCGTGACCATAGTCAATACCGCATATACCCTGACGCTGCCCATCGCTGTCAGCCAAGGCATTGAATCTATCAATGGTATCAGCCCCGGAACACCCGGTGTTTCCAATACCATATCCTATGCCACTACCGGAACCTATGTCTACGAATTTACTTCTATCAATGGTGGTAATACCATATCGATTCGAGAACTCATAGTACCTTTTTCTACATCAATCACCAACTCGATCTTCAATGGTACCAGCGAAGTCACGATTGGATCCAGCAATGGCAATGCCAATGTAACGATCAATGGCACCAGTAACGTGGCAGTGTTCACCACCACAGGGATATCTGTGGTTGGTAACGTGGTTTCCACAGTGAATGTGACCGGTGGTAATATACTCACGGCGGGGATAGTATCATCCGCTGGTACGATCACCGGCGGCGGTCTTAATACCGCAGGCGCAGTATCGGCCACGGGCAACGTGACCGGCAGCAATATGCTCACTGGTGGACTGGTATCTGCCACCGGCAACGTCACGGGCGGTAACATCATAAGCGGTGCTGCGGTCAATGCAGTTGTTGTCAGCGCGTCGGGCAACGTCACGGGCGGTAACATCATAAGCGGTGCTGCTGTCAACGCAGTCGTTGTCAGCGCGTCGGGCAACATCACGGGCGGTAACATAAACACGGCCGGTCTGGTATCTGCTACCGGCAACGTCACCGGTGGCAATGTGATTGCCACAGGGTCAGTGAATGGACGTATCATCCCCAGAATAAGTAGCACAGCATCAGCATCGTCGGTCACACCAGATGTCTCATCCTACGATATCTATGCGTTTAATGCCCTAGCGGCGACCCTGACGATCAATGCTCCCACAGGTTCACCCTCAGATGGAGAAAAACTCACTTTCCGCATTTTAGATAACGGAACGCCCCAGACCTTGACCTGGAACGGTACCTATACAGCCATTGGGGTTACTATTCCAGGTGCGACCACTGCCAACAAAACTATCTATGTTGGATGTGTGTATAATGCCAATGCCACTAGATGGGACGTGGTCGCAGTGACCACGCAATTATAATATGAAAATAGACTTTGAATTTGAAACCAAATATGGTGTGTTTAGAGACGCTCTCCATCTCGCAGATGATCATGGTCTGAGCGATGATGAATTAGCGGCCATGCAGGTGGCCCGGAGAGATGCCTGGATAGCTTTTGTTGAAAATCCGCCGGTTCTAGACATCGAGGATCAAAATGTCTGATCGTTATTGGGTCGGTGGCACTGCCACATGGGACGCTTCTACTACGTCCGTGTGGAGTGACTCATCTGGTGGGGCTGGCGGCGCCAGTGTTCCTACCTCAGCTGACAACGTGTTTTTCGATCAGGCTGGAACTTATACGGTTTCTATTGGTGACACGGTTTATTGTGCAAACTTAACGGTATCTGCAACCACGTATACTTTTCAATCTACCGGAGGATATCCTCGGGTAAACGGAGATTTTTATCTAACATCTGGAACGACTTGGAGTCTTGCCTTGGCGTTTGCCGGTTCTGGAAGTTATACCATCACAACCAATGGAACAGCGATATCCGGTGCTTTTTTTGGTCTAGGATCTCAAACCTTAACACTAAATGGAGCATTGCAGTTAGGTAATTTTTCTACTTTTACAGGAACCTTCAATACCAATAATTATTCCCTAACTATGGCGCAATTTAGTCCCGGAACCGGAGGAACAAAAACATTTAATTTTGGTTCTAGTTCGATTACTTGTACCGCAGGATGGAGTTTTACCGGTAACTTCCCAATAAATTTTTCAGCTGGTGCAGCCATTTATTTTACGTATGGGTTTAGTATAAATCTAAATTTTGGTTCATTTGGAAAGTCATATCCATCTATTGTTTTCACTGCGGGAGGAACTGCGACTATTGGTGGAAACAATAATACTTTTCAAAATATTTCCTGCACATACGTTGGTGCAAAAACTTTTAAGTTCACCGGAGGTAGCACCAACACTCTCATATCCTTCAACCTACGTGGTACCGCTGGAAATTTATACACACTTACTTCCACAACAACCACCCCCACGACATTGAAGAAGGCCGGAACGTGGTACATGGGCGCAAATTCCACCGACAGCGGCAACAATACCAATCTCACATTCTCTGATGGCAGCGGCATAGATTACTTGAATGTCAGCTACATCACCGGAACCGCGGTACCAGTCACAGCCAACTTCCTGGGCTTTTTCTAAACTACCCAATGTCGGATACCTTTTGTGTATTGCCTTGGTATTCCCGGGAGATTGAATTTAAACTTATTCGTCCCTGTTGTTTGCTACCGCATCATCACGACGTCACTCAAATACAACAAGATCTACTGGCCGGCGAGCGCACTGCGGCCTGTCAAAAATGCTGGGACATGGAGGCAGCCGGTGGTCATAGTCGCCGACAACAAGAGAATAGATCCCTCCAGAAAAAAACCGGTCGAAGTCTCACCGATCTCGAGCAAGATTGCCGGGACAACAAACATCAAGATCTAGTGTACCAAATCACATTGAATAACACCTGCAACGCAGCCTGCGTGACCTGTGGGTCTTATTCCAGTTCCAAGTGGGCCGATCTAGAACGTCGGCATGGTAAAAAACCGTCCCCAAACAGAACCAATCCCATAGAATCTCTGGGCATTAACTATCGCGATGCTGTACGGATCAATCTCCTGGGCGGTGAACCATTTCTCTACGATGACCTAGAAGCTTTGTTCCAATGTTTGCTGGAACATGGCAACCAACGCTGTTATGTCAGCTTTGTCACCAATGGTAGCATAAGACCCTCGGCCCGATTACAAGAAATCTTATCAGTATTTCCCAACGTTGATATTTGTGTGAGTATCGATGGAATCAAATCTAGGTTTGAATACATGCGCTGGCCAACACCCTGGTCGGTCATGCTTGAAAATCTCGCATTGTATAAAACACTGACCAAGGATCGTGTTTCAGTTAGTTATACCATCAGTGCTGTAAATGCCATATACTATGACGAAACTGTTGATTGGTTCCGTACGAATTCATTGAACTATAATCAGGTCATGGTCTATCATCCAGAGTGGGCCGGTCTGGACAACATGCCTGTGGAGATCAAACAACATCTCCGGGGTCATAGATTCTTTGGAAACCAAGCCCGGATACATGGCCAAGAAACCCCAATGAGCGTGTTTGCCGAGAATCTCGCCCAACAAGATCACATGAAGAAAATATCACTCAGTGATTACATGCCAGAACTCGCGGCTATTATACAGTCTTGATCTGGGCCAATAGCTGTTTGAGCTTGTTGCTCTGCACATCCGCGGAAATCTTGGGCGCGTCTTCCAATATCTCACCAGTACTGGCGTCAACCCTGGCACCGGACACGGTGGCATTTGATTTGATGCGATTCATGATCTCGCTGGATCGGGGCTGATTTGACTGTTGGGCATCTTCGCCGGCATCCTGGATACGCAGCGTGTTCATGTCAAACTCCAGTTCCACCTTTTGCCCCACACCCGAACTGGACCGTGTTTTCATGAGCTGTAGCTGATAACGACCACGTTCTTTCATGGCTCGACTGGTGAAGATACCAAACACGTTGTCGGCTGTGTTGATCTTGGATATACCACCCGATATGTGGCTGTGATCAAATTCGATCTCTTCCACGGCACTGCGGTTCAACTGCGATGCTGTGACGAATATGATGTTGAGCTCTTTGGCCAGGTTGCGCAGCTCTTCGCTGACATACTTGTCCTTGACGAACAGATCATTGGGTGATACCTTGGCCGACACTGGCATCAGCAGATCCAGATAATCCACGCACAAGAAGTCGGCCCGCAGACCCGTCTGGATATGCAGTTCTTTGAGATAGGCCCGGATATCATTCACGGTGCTCTGCGCCGGCATGTATTTGATCCTGAGCTGGCCAGATTTTTTCTGCATCATCCGGATCTTCATCTCTACGTTATCGATGTCTTTGAAAATGTCCCGGGATGCTGTATTGGTCATCATGCTGTCGATGCGGTAGCTGCACAGACCTTCGCTGAGTTCCAGGGTGATGTAAACTCCATTGAGACCGGCCTGGGCCCAGTTCACCGAAAGATTTTGCATGAACAGACTCTTGCCCGAGCCCGACCCACCCGCAAATATCTGGAGCTCGCCGCGATTGAAACCACCATACAGCAAGCGATCCAAGGTAGGCCAGCCCGTGGAGTTCTGTCCGTTGTTGCTTTTCAAGAGCATGAGCCTGGCCCGGGGATCGGCAAAGTAATCGGTACCCATGTCCTTGGTCAGGCTGATCTGTACCGCATCTTTGATCAGCTTTTCCACGGGATCAAAATTGCCCTTTTCCAGGAGATCGGCGCTCTGCAATATCGCACGTTCCAGTTCTCGCCTGCGGGTAAAAGATTCAAACTCTTCCAAGAACCAATCAAAGTGACCTTCGTTGAGGTCGGCTATGGGTTCCAGGCGTATGCCCGTGGCCGCGGAAATCTGTGCGCGATCCGGCAGGGTCTTGTGGTCTTCGCAGTGCTTTTGTATGAACTCGGCCGCGGATCTCAGTGTGCGGTCAAAGTTTTCCGGGTTGTAGATGTTCTGGACGCGCACATAGCTCTGGGCATCCTCCAGCATCATCTCCAGGAACAGTTTTTGTACGTCAGTGTTGTAGTCGGTTAACAAGCTGTTTTTTCCTAAGTTCGATCTTGAGTCTGTTGGTTTCTCGGGCCTGCATGATAGTTAGCAGGGTCGCCAGTCGACCATAACGCATCACGGCATCATTGACATCTTTGATACCCCATTCCCAGTCGGGCATGCTCACTGCCCAGCCCAGTTCCAGCGCACGATCCACTAGACGCATACCAGCCTGATCACGGTCCGGTACCACGGTGATGTCGCGACCTAGACTGCGTATAAGCCGCGCCTGCCCATCCGAGATGTCGGCATGCATCACAGCCATGCCCCCGATGGACAAGGCATCAAATACACCTTCCATGACCAGGACATGCTGCCAATCGGGTCTCTGCAGGTCCCAGCCAAACACATAATTGGTCTGGCATTCACTGATGTATTTGGGTCGGATATGGTCCAAGAAGCGCGTGGTATGACCCACTATCATACCGTCATGGGTAAAGGGCACGATCACATGCGGACGGGTTTTATAAGGTGCTTGTACCAGGCAAGGAAAATCCCGGGGCACACCACGATCCAGCAGATATTGCCACTGATCCGGGAAAGCCTCGGCCGTGATAACCTGCACGTTGGGTGGTAGATTGGTCTCGTCAAATTCGATCTCGGCCAAGCGATTCCACACAGCCTGGCGTTCGGCCAGGAGACCTTCCATGCTGCGGTGTCGCAGGCTTTCGAGATTTACACGCTCGATCTCTTCCTGGGGCACGTTCA